ACTGGTTCGCAGAAGGAATTATCATTTTAACTCCTTTAGCTGCGATTCTTAAACCTCTCTCATCAGTGAAAGCAGCGATATCAATCAGTGCTTGTTCTAATGAAGTTTCGTTTAAGTCAGCTTGCGTTGCTAAAGTGTTAGATACATCAGTTCCACTTACTGTAGGGTGATCTGTAGCAAATAAATTTTTGCCATCACCTGTTTGGAAAGCTGATGTTGCTGCAACCCCTGGTAAACCATTGTTTAAAGGTGCTGCTGCTTTAACCTGCTTAGCATTGCTCATGGATCTTGCTAAAGCTTTTGTGTATCTAGAAGAAAGTCTGTCATAAAGGTTGTCCTCTATTGCTTCTTCTGTAATTGCAAAAGCTAATGCAATTGTTTCCATAGTGTAACGAGCAGTGTAAGTCTCTTGCGCTTGATCGTATGAAACGCCTTGACCTTCTGCTTTTACATCTGCGTTAGCAAAACCAGATAACATTACTTCCTCTTCGAAAGCTCTGTCACTTGATTCTGTGTTGTATATTTCGGCAGACTCATTGTCATACCTTTTGTACTCCAGCCCGAATAGTGCATTCAGGCCTGGTTCTAGTTCTTTAACTAGCTGTGCTCGTGATATTGCCATTTTATGCTCCTATATTATGTATCCATGACTAAATCATTTAGAGCTTGTACAACTCTAACTGTAGCGAAAGCTGCAGTTACGTCGTTGTTCTCAGGATCCTCTGCGTCACCTAAGTATCTAAATTGATTGTTAGTTGCATGTGAACCAGCTGAGACTTTTAGCGTAGAAGAAGATCTTCCGCCAGAAGCAGTTCCTGATGTAGCCGAAACGTTCATTCCATAAGTTTCCATGATTTTAGCATGAGAAGCAGGAACGTTCGCTGCGATTTGTGCATCAGTTACTACATTGTAAATCTGGAATGGATTATCCATTACATACGCTTTAATGTCTTCACTGTTTGCTGGAGTAATACCACCTGGATAATAATTTACCCAAGTTGGCTTTAATGTAGTTGCATCGTTGTAGAAACAACCATTGAACACACCCTGTGTAGGGTTTGTTACAGCTGCCTGTGCAGTTACGACATAACCAGCAGTGATTCTTACGAGTTCACCGTTGTATATCGCAGTAGCATCTGCAGCATCTATCCAGTATTTGCCTTGTCCTGAAGTAGCGGGAGTAGATCCCATTACGCCAGAAGCTTCTAGACCAAAACCGGCTGTTTGTTTGTTAGCCATAGTGCTTACTCCTTAATGTACCTGCCGTCGTTAAACGGCCTCCAGTACGGGTTTATATTAAACTATCGATAGTTTGGGAATTACTTCTTAGTACCACCGAAAGTGTGCTTTGAACTTCTATCAACTTTGATAGGCATTCGTTTGTCTTGGTCCTTCAGAAGATCGTTTTCAATTGCTTCGTCTTGTCCTTCAGAAAGTGTTTTCTGATATTGACTTCGAGCAGTCGCGAGTTCTTCGGGTATCCTTGCCAAGAGCAAGCCTCCGACTCCTATGACTCCAGCGTATTTGCCGTCAGTCACAACTGGGTAGTCTGAATCTTTGTATTCATCAGCTCTCACTAATTCATACCCTTCTCTAAGTCTTCCAAAAATATTTTTACTATCTTGGAAACCTACAGATTCAGCCCTGATCCATCTGTGCCTAAAGCCGTCTGGCGCTGGCGGTGCATCAAGAGATGAAGGTGGCTTGTACACTTTTGGTCTTTCAGTCTTTGACCGTGTTACAGCCGCACGTGAAGTTTTTTCGTTTGTCATATTATGCTCCTCCCGTGAGTTTTAATTGTTTAGCATACTCTTCTAGTGGCACTCCTAATTTTTTCGCTATTGCGACTTGTGAGGAAGTGAGTCTCACTTGTTTGCGACCAGGTTTTGAGCTTCGATTAGCTGAAGCTACCGACTGAACGGCCCTGCTCGGTGCTTGACTCTCAGTATTACCAAATTTGTGTGGAAAGTCAACTTTAATCCTTTTATCTATCTCTTCGTAATATTCTTGAGATTTAGGATCATAACCTTCTTTCTCCACTAAATCCTTATGAATTTCAAATGCAGTAAAAGTCATAGCTCTATCTGTTCCAAACCATGAATTTTTACTTGCCCATTCTTCAGCCATAGGATCTGCTTGTGGCATTTGTGTTGGAGTTTGTTTTGGTAAGTTTCCACCATCAGAAAGTCTAACAGGTTCTTCATCCTGTTTGACGTTTGATGCTCTTTGCTTAAGTTTAGCATCTTCAAAAGCTAACTCAGCAATTCTTTTGTTTGCTTGAACTTGCGCAGCTGCATCACCAGCTTCAATGGCAGTCGCTAATTGTTTTTGAACTGACTCCATTTCTGATTTTACAGACTCTGCAAATTTAGTGTTATATTCAGAATCGACTTTTTTAAATCTCTCTTGATCTAATTTTCTTTTCTGTTCTAACGCATTAGCATATTCTACAGCAGCAGCCTCTCTACGTTCTGCTTCTCTCATCTTACGAGTAAGTTTAGCAATACGTGATTGGACACCTTTACTGTAGTCTTCTAATTTTGTGTCTTCTTCCTTTTTACTTGTTTCTTCTTGTGTTACTGTTTCTTGTTCCGTTGTTTCTGGAGCAGTTTCAACTGCTTCCTCTTTTGCTTCTATATCTACATCGACCTCTGGTCCTGATGTATCTATATCGACCGGTATTTCACTCGGTTTCTTTTTCTTTTCCTCTTCTGGCATAGTATCCTCCCTATGTTAAAATTTATGCAAGATATCTGTTGGATCTTGCACAGTTGCTAGTACTTCGTCATCGTTAAGAAGACGAACTTCCCCACCATCAATTTCTATTCTAGAACCTGCATAACGTGCGAAGACTACCCAGTCTCCGACCTTGCACCACGGCTCTTGAAATCTATCTTTATCTTTATAACAATCTGGACCCATAGCTAATACGTTTCCACATTGTGAAGCGACCTGTTGTTTGTCTATTGTTTCGTTAGCAAACAATACACCCCCTTTAGATTTTTCATCCATTCGAAAAGGTAAAACTAACATTCGCCAACCTGTTGGTTTAGGTAGTTTTGCTTTTTCGTTTGTAACTTCTTTTTTCTCTGATTTTTTAACTCCTACTAATTCTTTATTTGGAGTTATTATTTTTTGACTTGATGTCGATGATTGTGCCTGTTGTTTCATTTAGCTCCTTATCTTGTTGCAGGTTAGAGATTTCCTGACGCACTGATTCTAGTGCATTAATCTGTCCAATTATATACTTATATGTTTCCATATTGTCAACCCCGCCGGACGTTACCGAGATTGCTAACGCTTCTATTCTTCTGTTTAATGCTCGTTTTAAATTGTTTAGTACTTGTTCTGGTTCCATTAACACTTCCATCTTCTACGTGCCTGACGGATACGAGAATTTGGATCGTTTCTGGTTTTTGCTGATGATCGTTTGAGTTGTCCTAGTGAACGTGCGCAGTAAGATTTTCTACGATTAGCAGCTTTTGATCCAGGCTTCACTTTTCCTGTCACGGCTGTTTTTAATTTTGAACCGGGATTTGCTCTTCTATAGGCTTTGACACCGGCTCTAGTCATGCCTGCTCCAGACTTTGTAGGTCTGTAGTTCTTTTTGTTTCTTGAAATTGGGTTTTCTTTTCTTTCAGCCATTATATATTTCTCATTCTAGTCATGTCTATCATGCCACCATACATTGCTTTTTTTCTTTTTGTAAAAGTTGCAACATTAGTTGGTTTACCGCCCGGATTTCCCGCAGCTCTCTTTCGTCTGACAGCAGAGGCCTTTTCGCCTTTTGTCATCCGTGTGGCTTTTGCAAGTGGGACGCATTTCGGATACTTTCTCTTCGAACCTTTTGAGCGCCCGCATGGCTGATACTTCCCATTCTTCTTTGGTGCTCCAATGTCCACCCATTTCTCTTGTACCCATTTTCGAAGTCCCATTACGAATTCTTTCCGTAAGCTTTTCCTTTTCCTCTTTTAGCTAACTTACAACCTTTAACTTTTCCACCTTTAGCCATGTTTTGAGTTTTAGCTTCATCTCTAGTTGTAGCTGTTCTCTCTCTGTATTTTTTAAAAGCTTTAACTTCGCCTTTATGCGATTTATCTTTTCGTTCTTTGAATTCTTTAGATTTAGTAAAGTTTTCAAAATCTCCTGGAAATATTCCACCTGTATTTTTTCTTCTAGCTTGTTGTTCCATTTTTCTATTTTCTGCGTCAGACATTATACCATACCTCCTTTTACGTATTGCATTCTAGTCAT